GGGTTACGTTGGAAGTATTAAGTTTTACAATAAACCTTTAACTTCTACAGAAGTAATAAATAATTATAAGGCTCAAAAGGATTTCTTCAAAAATATTGATGTTAATTCTTTTGTATGATAAATAAGGATATAAATGGCTATTAATAATAACGTTACGGTTAGAGGGGTTACCCCTTCAAACGCAACCACCAACTCTATAACTTCTAAGTCATTTAGATCTTACGGACTTCAGTTTCCTATCGGGGAAACCACCAATGCAGGGTATTTTTCTAAAATTTCTGATATAAATTTAATTAGAAAAAACCTAAGACAGTTGTTGGAAACTGAAAGAGGTGAGAGGTTTATGTTACCAGATTATGGTACAAACATCAAAAAATACCTATTTGAGCCTAAAGATCCTATTCTTTTTAATCAAATAAAAAGAGAGATAGCTGAAACCTTTGAAAAATATGCTGCTGACGTTAGATTGCTAAATATACAAGTCAGAGCAACAAACAAATCTGTAGCGGGAGGTTTGGAGATAAAACTCTACTGTGCAATGACAACAGACAGATCATCCCCTTTTGAAGTCAATCTAGAGGTATTTTAATGGTAAATTTCTTAGGAACCGTAGTATCAGATTACGTTAAAAAAGTAGACATTACTGAGGCTAATAAGACTTTTCCTCTAGATTTTGCAGCTACTGACTTTTCAACTTTAAGATTAAACTTAATTAATTATATAAAAGCTGTATATCCAGAAGATTATAATTACTTTGCAGAGTCTGATCTTGGGATGATGTTAATAGAGTTAGTGGCAGCTATGGGCCACATCGTATCATACAAGACTGATTACCTTGCTAATGAGAATTTTTTAGCAACTGCCAGATCTAGAAAAAGTGTTAAGAAGATGTTGGAGTTGGTCGGAATTAGAATGAAAGGTCCTATAGCTGCTGCTGCAAATGCCAGTATTACTGTAGAATCTTTGCCATTGAACTATGGGTATTTAACGATAGACGGAACAAATAGAACTAGAACCGTCGCTTCTCCAGAAGACGGTAAAGGAGTTACTTATACTCTTTATAAGGTTAAGCCAAACGGATTTTTAGAACTATCTCAAGCATCAGAAAATATAGTAATTTATCCTTCTGAAAACAGTCCCCAAACCAAGATTACTAACTTAGTACTATTAGAGGGATCTTTTGTTCAAGAGTCTGGCACTTTTGCAGATACTGAAGCTTTAAAGAATATTACTCTAACTCAGTCTCCAGTTGTAGAAGGTAGTGTCGAATGTTTTATCACAAGCACTGACCCAAACAAGTCTGGAAGTTATAAACAAGTAGAAAATCTATTTTTTGCTTCTGGACCAAACGATAAAATATTCCAAGTTTTAACCGATGATAACTTTGCAGCCACTATTCTTTTTGGTGATAATACTTTAGGTGTTTCTCCATCTTTCGGAGATCAATACACAATAACCTATAGAATTGGTGGAGGAACAAGAGGGAACATTGCTAGAGAAGTTATCAATGTGCCAATCACTTTAACAACTTCCTCAGCAGCGGTTGTTAATGGAACTTTAGAAAACACCTCTCAAGCCACAGGTGGAGCAGATGCAGAGACAATAGAACAGGCAAAGAAGTACGGACCAGCCACTTTTAGAAGGCAAGACAGGATTGTAACCCTTGAAGACTACAAGACCTTTGCCAATGCGTTCATTTCTAAATATGGATCTATAGGCAAAGCTACAGCAGTTACTAGAAAAGCATATTCTTCTGCAAATATAGTAGATCTTTATGTATTAGAAAAAGCTAGTGACTTACAACTTAGAAAAGCTACCCCAGAATTCAAACGTCAACTCTTAGAAGCTATCAATGATAAGAAGATGCTTACGGAAGAAGTTGTAGTAGTTGATGGTCTTATAAGAACTTTGGATCTTGTGATAACTTTAAGGTGCGATAAGAAGTATCAAATACAAGAAGAAGTTATAAAGCAAAAAGCTAGTGCAAAAGTATTAGAGTTCTTTAATACCTCTAAACTTGAGTTTGGAAAACAATTTTCAACTCAAGAATTTAATAACTTCATTTTTGAAATTCCAGAAATTAGATACTCAACGATAGATAACATTCCCTCAGTTATCAAAGCTAGCTTTAATGAAATTATTCAACTGAATAACTTCAACATCTTAATGGTATTTGAATAATGATTAATCCTCGCGCAAACTTAGACAACAAAAACTTTTACAAGAATAATTATGTAAAAGCAACAGAAATTATTACTCCCAAAGTCTATTTGCAGGAGGATGAAAATCTTTTTGGAACTGAAAATGATTTATTTACTGATTTAATCAACAGTCATTTAAACATAGCAAACAATATCTCTTCAATAATAAATATAAACACTTATTCAAACTCTGTTTATAGTGGAATAAAGAGCTTGTCAGGTATAGCTCAATTTTTTATAAATAAAAATAACCTAACTGATATAGACTTAGTAGATTTTGAAAAGAAGATATTACTACCTTTAGGGTATTCTGTCAGAGATTTTAATACGAGTGCTCAGTTTGCAAGTTTCTTAGAATCAACTGTTCTACCAAAAATAAGATTAAATAATCCTACTTTTGATTTTGTTGGTAATTCACAACTATCAAGTAATCACGAATATTTGATAACCAACTTGTCTTGGTTGTATTTTTTAAATACTAGTGGTTCCGGTAACTTAGTTTATCAACCCTCTTCTTATGTAAGAGATGTAATAACAAGTAAACTTTTCTATGCTAGGGATGTTGTAAGTACTAAAGATGGAATCAATGGATTGACTGAGCATGTTTGGAAAAATTACCAAACTTGTGCAGCAGCTTGGAACTCTTTGCAGATAATTCCAACCAAATTTGTATCATCTGTATCCAGTACCTCATCAATCTACACTAGCGGAACTCAACTTCTTGATAAGCTTAAAACTCTTAATGAAGTTTTGTATTCTACAGATTCTTCTGACTTATCAGATGATAGGTTGGAAGATGCTTTTAATTTGTTTATAGATCTGGGAACTAGAGAATCAATAAAGAATTCTGCGGGTCCATTTTATAAATTCCTTAGAGGCATTTCTTTCGCATTTGCTGATTACCAAAACAAAGCAGATGAGTTAGAAAATTTAAATGATCTTTTAAAGTGTCCTGACGAATACTTGCCTTACTTGGCAGACATTATTGGATGGAGACTCTTTGGAAATGAGCCTGATAGATGGAGATTACAATTAGCTAATGCAGTTAATGTGTACAAGGCTGCTGGAACTAAGAAGTCACTTCAGTTTGCATTAGATTCTGTATTTACAAAAGACATATTTAACGTTTCTTCAAATATTACCGAACTTTGGGAATCCTACGTTCCTCATTTAATTTACTACGCATTAGCTACAGAATCAAGTAATTTCGATTCCATGGATTCTTGGAATGCCCAAAAAGCAAGCATTCTTGGAATTAATTTTTACAATCCGTCAAGCCTTGATGAAAACATTAAGATGGCTGTTGACACCATCATCGGCCAATTAATTCAAGAATTCCCAGACAGCTTTAGAATAGGTCCTTATAGGTTTCCAATATACAACCCTAGAAGAACTCCATTTGAGATATTAAGACCTGAAGCTGATCCTGAATTGTGTTTCACTAATGAGTGTGACGATCCAACTCCATTACAAATAAAGAAATTATTCTTATTCAAATATAGAGGTAGACCCTTCCCTATCCCTGTGCCTCCGTTTGAAGAATATTCTTACTATGTAAAGACTGAAATAACTTCTGACATGATTGATTCCATCGTAGACAAACTTGTCTGCTTTGGAGTTAAAGAATCTTTTGCTTTCAAAGTCGGAGATTACATCAAAGAACATACTGTAAAAGCAACTGATGATTTACGGTTAGGAAATTCTTGGTTGATGTTCATGGCATCATCTCAAACTGCTCCAAACTTTGGTGATGTTATTTATGACATCTCTAATAAGAAGAGTGAGTACTTATCGCTGTGGAATGGAAAATCCTCACATTATAAGATAGACTTACAATCAACTAGTTTCAATTTTTCTAAGAAAAGTTTGGAAGTTGATTCTGGAGAGTCTTTAAAAATACTAAGTGAGGTAGCAGATACGTTCTCTCCAGCACATGCAGTAAAAGACTTAAGACTTTTCCTATCATCTTCAGATAACACCAGCTACGCTCACACAGAGCTTCCAATTGTTGATGCAGTGAAGTCTGACTTTGCTGGATTAGGTATTGTATCATCAACAGCATTTCAAAACGTTGAAGTGTCTACATTCCCGCTGAATCTGT